GTAGAAGTTGATGCATCACCACTTTGGCCGTGTCCACCATAACCCCAGTGATATACTTCACCATTGTTAAATAATGCCATACCAGTGTCATACCCCTGTAATAGTTGAATACATTTAGGAACTTGTCCATCAGGAGTTTTGTGAACGCCTGTTCCGCCGTGGTCGGTGGAACGATACCAATCTAAAAACGGAAAAACCACATTTGTTGCTGTATAAAATGTTTGATTTGTACCACTTCCGCCTCCACTATTTGAACCTATATGCATTACGCCGCCGCGGCCGTTGATCCAATTGACCATATTGACTGAATATGTGCCTGGAAATTGTCCATCTTTACTTCGTGAAAGTAACTCTGACCCAATAATTCTATCGTGATTGGAGATTTCTAAGGTCTCCAAATAATCACCAGTAAACGTAGCAATCTGACCTTGTGCTTTATTTGAAGCTATAACTGAATCATCAAAGTCGTGTCTAGAATTAATTAATTTCCAATTTGAATTATTATCCCAAGGCTTAGTAGCTTGTGTACCATCAGCTGTATTTTCTATAGTACAAATGTACATTGCTTCAGTTGACCGAGATTGGTCAGCCATAAGCATTCCGGTACCAGAAAAGGATGCGCCGCCTAACGTATTATCATAATCTACCGTAACTTTAACAACATCATTCTTATAATATACTGTGCCGTTTGTATTATCATGTGTGCCTCGATAATTAAAACTTTCCCTAATTGGTGTCCAATACTGTGTTGCGTTTGTTACTGCAATTTCATTACCCATACCAGCACCATGTGCATCACAGAAATACCATAAATCTGCTGGTGATCCACCAACAGGTGCATCAGGTGCAAATTTGATTTCTATTCTGCGTGTTGTAGCTGCATTGAATTTTGCCAATGTTGACCATTCTGTTTGAGTTACCCACGCACCATCTAAATAATAACGAACATTCTTCGTATATAGATTTGATGTTTGTGACGATGCTGTTGTAGCAAACTCTAAAGGGTGTCCATCATTAGAAGAATCATCTAAATTAAAATGATGTGTTTCACCTCGGTTCACAGTAAGAGCTGGATTCGTAGTTGCAGCACTTGGATTGCCTACCCCTTCTCCAGCAAAATGGAATGTATTTCCTGATCCTGAAGGATACAGAGTTCCTGCTGCAACAGTAACGGTATAAGTTACTGACTTTGGAATTGCAGGTGCCTGAGCCGCTGGAACAGTTGTTAATGCTACAAAATCTGTATTACGATGTTCTACTACATCATCTTCCAGATAAGTCGCACCATTATCAAAGGCTCCTTTATAATTGAAATGCAGATTCCCTATTTGTGTTGTTGTAACTGCCATTTTTGTTCCTCTATACTAATCCTTTATATTATGTAACTGTAAGTTGTAAATGTCCCTTTGAAGAAACAGCAACATCTGTTGTCGTACTTCCATGGAACCATTGCGTATCAACCATATCGGTATTTGGCAATGATGTTGATTGCGATGGCACATTAAAGTTAGTGGACCTAATTTCTATCAAAGCACCAGTCAAAGGATCTGCATATAAAGCTGTTGTTGTTGAAGTAGCTTCTTCGTCAACATAAACTTTATTTGTAACATCATTATTGACAGTTGGCGCAATTGCTGTTTGTGTCTGTGCTTCAAGTAAAATCTTACCTGTACCATCTGTTTGTAATTTTAAATCTCCATTAGTTGCTGTAGTAATAATAATGTTACTATGTAGTTTTAACTGACCAACAAGAATTTCGTTGACTGTCAGGTTGTTACTACCACCACCTAACTGGGTTTCAACATACGTTCTAATTGCTTTCTCTGTTACAAGAGCATTATCTGAATTTCCTGACAACGTTCCATCTGTCGAGAATTCTGAAACTGTAGCCCCAAAACTTCCAAGTGCAACAGATCCTAGTGACAGTTCTTGTAGACCTGAAAGGTCAAAACTCTCAGCATTAAGTGTAGCCTTACCAGTGGCCTGATGTACTTTGAATAGGTCACCAACTCTGTAGTTACCATCTTGGTCAGTCGATGTGTAGAATACTCTACCACGATCTTTCTCAATAACCTCATCGTCAGCATCGGATGCCTGTAATGGTTCTTCAGTCGGATAGTTGGTGTCTGCAAAACTACCAGTACCAATATCCAAGAAGTCATGTCCAGTCATTCTGATGTTAGAGTACTTATCCCTAAACGTAATAGCTGTATTGTCAGGCGGAGTTAATGCCTTTGTTATAAGCGGCGAACAAGTAATTGTTGCCTGTCCAAGACCACCTGTAACTGCATTGGCCGTTGAAGCAACAAATGTATGTGCTGTTGTGTTAGATGATACACCAACATTCACGGTAAGTGTATCTGCTGTTACTGCTGTGATGGACAATGATGCACCATTACCTGCAGGATCAGCTGGCCGTGGGTATAAATGGTTACTACCATGACTATCTTCAGCACAAGTAAATGTTAAACTTTGATTTGCAATCTCTATTGTTTGACCAACTGTCAAGGAGTGTGCCCCAACTGTTAATACTAATACACCTGTTCCGGGATTATATGTTGCCGCAGACGGAGTAAACTTTGTCTGGCCCACATAATTAGTAGCACTAACAACCAAGTAACTTGTATTGCCGTCATGTGCAAACTGAAAACTAGCTCCTTCTTTAGGTTCCTTTGATAGACCATCAGCAACAAAACTGTTACCCACTGGGTTGATGTTTGAATAACCATCACCACTTATGGTTCCTGTTGTTGTTGCAGTCTTATATCCTGTACCACCCACAGTAATAGTTGATTGGCCAATTACTCCATTACCTATTATAGGAGTTGCAGTTCCTAATGTTGTTGCATTGGGGTCAGTAATTATTGCTGTTGGTGCAGAACTATATCCTGCTCCAGCATCAAGAATAAAGATTTTCTGAATCTTCGCCGACTTAACCGACACTCTAGCCAAAGCCGTTCTAGATGGTGTACCACCGCCTGTGAAATGAATTCGTGGTTCAATTTCATAAGTCGTTGTGGCATCTAGTGTTGTCTCAGCAGATGATCTGCCTCCAAAATAATCCCAACCAGAACCTGCAGCTTCATTAACTATTGTACAAACTTTAGTTGATCCGTTATGGGCACTAATAATACCTGTCTGACCTGTGCCAGTACCATCGGTAATAGTAATTCTCATTCCATTATAGAAACCCGTTACGTTTGTATCTGACAAAGCAAGAGTAATAGTTGTTGCAGTACCAGTCTGAGCAGACGATGTAGTTGTTACATGGTTCTCACCAGTTGTTGTAACATCAACGTGTCTAACACCACCATCATTGATAGCAAGTGTAGCAGCCCCACTAGCGCCTGCACCAGAAAATGCGATTGTAGCAGTTTCTATAGTAGCAACATTAAATGTTAGTGCAGGTGCACCGCCGCCTCCCAACTGAGAGTCGTTGATACTAATTGTATCAGTTGCGGCATGAGCATCACCACCACTAATTAGGAGATGACCTGTTACTTGACCAGAACTACCAATATCTATATTAACTATTAAGCCAGTACCAGAACCTGTTGTAGCGTCTTGAGTACAAGCAACATAAGAACCTTGAGTTCGTGAACCGTGAGCCGCACCAAAAGTACCTAGTGTAGCGGCAACGCCATGGTTATAATTATTACCAGCGTATTCAAATTCGATTCTCTGTATAGCACCTGTGCCTGCAGTATTATGTCCTGCAAGTACTCGTCCCACTATAGCCTGTTGGCTTAAGTTATTAACAGTACCTGTTGCAGGTACTTCAAGTGGGTCTACACCAGAAGATACAGCTCCGTATTCTCCGTATGAGTTGTTACAGTTTGCAGCTCGAATTGTACCACCCGAATCTGCAAGGTAACCCATATGACAATAGTATGTAAACACAGATACAATTTCTGATCGGCCAGCGTTCTTTGTCCATACGCCAACACCATCATCACATATCTGTGTGAAGTCATTAGCAAGAATAGAATCATAACCCATCGGGTGTAATCCACCATCAATCTTAATGCCTACAGCACCAGAATAACTAATGTGTACTGCGTTCTGAACAAATGGTGACTGTAGATAAACAAGTCCGTTCGGATCAAGAGCAACAGCAACACCAGACCTTGTAGCGCCTGCTGTTTCTGTCGGTCGTTGTAGACCATCAGATGAAGCAGATGCCAACTGACCGATAAGACCCGTCATGGTCATGCCACGAATAGTAGTCTTTTCGTTCATCTGGAACATATCAGAGCGGTTGTTAGGTGTTGAACCGTCATCTGAATTACCGGAAGTAGGTTTGACTGTAACACTTCTCATTTCATCACCCATAACGGCAACACCTTCTGGGACTTTAATCGGTAACTGCTCTTCATAGATACCGGTCCTAACAAATAAAGTTCTAGAATCGGTTGTTGGTGTAACTAGTGCAGGCAAAGTCGAAAGACCGCTATCTAAAGCATTAGTATCTATTAAAATACTAGCAGTAATAATTGCATCAGTGCCAGCTTCTCCATTGTTCCCGGAAGTGTCCTGTGTAGTTATTACTGGAGATTGTAGTGAACTATAAGCTGTACCAGTGAATATATTGTTATTAATAATATCACGCAATTTTTCGTGAACAAGCTTTTCTGGTTCCCGTGTACCGTCAATTAATGCGGTATCACCAGAAGGGCCACCAGGATAAGTGTCATTTGCCCAAAACATCATAGCAAACTGTCTGATCCAAGAATTACCCCCATAGACCATATCATGGTCTAAAGAATCAATTAAATAACCAACGTCCCTTTCGCACTTACCACTGTCGTATGTATAATTATACCAAGGTGAACCAGGGTTGCTAGTATTAAGAAATACCTGTTGAGCAATCCAAGCAACGACCTCATCTTTCAGGAATTCTTTATTATTAGTTAATCGAAGCGAAGCATCAGGATTAGATTTTGCAGCTGAATCTAATGCTTCACAAGCATATTTAATTGTTAAATAAGGCTTATCAGGTGTTGTTCCTCGTCCTGAAGTAGCATCATCCGCACCGTTCTTACCAACATAAAACACACCAGGAACAACACCAGAATAACCCCATTCTGGCTCTTGACCGGCAGAATCAACTTTAAGAACTTGTCCGGATGTACCAATAGGAATTCTATAATTTGCAGTAGCATTTCGTGATAGCACATCACCCCGTTGGGTTAATACTGCCTGCGAATCACCCTCTGCAAGTACATCCCAGTAAGTTCCGATACTGTCTGTAACCGGATCATTAACACCATTTGAAGCAGTGTGAGTAAGCTTACAACGATAAGAATTTGCTAGATGACTAACTGTGTCACCTGGATTATAAACCGTAGTGTCTGTCCAACTATCTCTCCATGTAAAGCCTTCTACAATTTTTTCCCAATGTGTTGCTGAATCTGGGGTGTTTCCTGTTGTATCTACTTTAGCAGAATATGAATGTCCGCCAAAGATTACAACATCACCTGGACTATAAGCAGTAGAATTATTATATGTACTCTTTAATTTAAATCCAGTAGATAATATTTCCCAATCAGAAGTATTATTATAAGGAGAAACCCCTACATTTTGTCTAACAGCGGCATAAGTGTATCCGCCATAAGTTACAACATCACCTAACTGGTACTGTGTGCCTGCTGCCCAAGAATCCTCAAATTCTAAACCAGAAGCAAATAGATCAAATTTAGTTTCGTCTAATGTAGCACCTGCGGTGTGTTGTGTGTTACAAATATATGTTGATGCACCATACTTGACTACATCATTAAGTTTGTAATCTGTTGCGTTTGTGTAAGCACCCTTCCAAGCAAACCCAGAGTTATACTCTGTCCACTTTGCTGTATCATCATATAAACTAGCTTGTGATGTGTGTCCGGTGTTACAAATATAATTCTTACCACCCCAAGAAATTACTTCGTCTACTTTATAATAAGTAGTTGCGGTCCATGCACCTTTCCAAGCCTGTCCACTTGTAAACTTTGCTAGTTTAGAAGCAGCAAGGTCAACATAAAAATCTGCATTTGAGGTGTGGTTTTCCTTTACGACATAAACATTACCACCATACTCCACACAATCATCTTTAATGTATGCTGTGGCTGTTGTCCATTCGCCTTTAAATTGGAATCTAATTCTTCCTAATACAAAATCTGCCATTGTTTTATCCTATCCAGTTTTCTGTTGCACCGTTTTCTGTTGCGGCGTAAGTATAATTTTGATTATATCTGGCTACTAATTCTCCATCACTATTCATATAATATGTTAATTTATTTTTATCCATTCTCATCTGATCGAAAGCTCTATCGCCTCGGTCAGATTCGTATTGTTCCCGGCCAGACTCTGTATAACCCTTTAGAGAAGCATTAACATTTACATCAGAGCCATCTAAATTTTCTTCTAAATCTTCTATGCCGTTATAAGCGAAACCTTCACCGCTATTTATACTTATTGATTCTTCTCCAGACATATAGACTTTCTTATAATATAGTATTCCATCATCATCTACATCCAAAACATGAAGAGCATATTCGTCTGTTATAGCTGCTTCTCTACTCTCCGCTTTAGCAGCTGTGCTTATAAGCATTGGCATTAGGTGACCTCCAAAATACTAAGGAAAACTTCCAGATGCGTAACATCTGACACCACCCTAATTATGTCTGAAGCTTCTAAATTAATAGGCTTATCTAATATTAAGGTATTTTGAGCTGCAACTTCTAATGATTTTCCTATATGTCTAAATGTTGTTCCACCATCTACCGTAACTTTAATATCACAATTAGCTACACTAGTCAGTGAAGTGTTTGATAGATATACTGCATGTAATACTGCCCTTGAAGATGCTGGTGAAGCAGGACAGGTATAAACATCTGCTGAGCTATCATCTGTCGTTGAACATATCATCCCTGCATTTTTAAAATTACTTGCCATATATTATCCACCAAATACTACCGAGAAGGCTAGTATGTCTCCATCTGTTGCTAAAGTACCATTTGAATTTGGTAAGGTGATAGTTCTATCAACATCCGGATCAGCAGCAGTAAGAGTCGTTTCAGCTGCATCGGGTGTTGATCCTTCAAAGACAATATTAGAACCGTCTAAGTGAATATCATTAGATGTTGAATTGTTTGTTGTTGTTACATCGTGCAAAGTAACACCGACTGCACCACCAATTTCTTTAATTGCATTAGAACTATCTTTAATAAAAAGTTTCTGATCAGCGGTGTTGATTGCAATTTCACCCACCTCTAAATCACTGGTTCCTGGTGGGGTACTTGCGGTTTCGTTACGCTTTACTTTTATAACTGTTGCCATTTATAGTCCCTTTTTATAAATTATACTATTATTTATACTTTTCTTTATTGCTAAACCTTGAACTTTTGTGCAAAATGTCCAAATATTTATATAAATATTTTTATTATAATATAATGGATGAGGAACTATTCCATGCAGAAATTAAAACAACCTAAGCGTGTAAAAAAGAAACTTATAATAATGATGTCGGCCAGTTCGGCCGAACATCATAATGGATGGCCACCAGATAGACAATCTCGCAAGAAAGGACCAAAATTAACAATACTATTCAAACACATCAAATAACAATGGATCTCCTCTTTTAAATGTTGTTGCTATTACATCTCTAATATATGTTTCGGTTCTCTTGTCTCCACTATAATTTAACCATTTAAATTTAGATAACACAGATGCATGATTACCTGTCGTTTGCAATATGTCTTTATAAATCTTTATTCTCTTAGGTTCATCCATTGGTTCGCTCCACCAATTAGATTTTGCTATTTTAAAATACTCTGGCCAATCATGTTCCATGGTAAATACAAACCCTTTAGTATAATCATAATCAGGAGTTACTATTAAATCTAGATTAAATTTCATTATACTATATAAGTTTTTTATGTCATAAGTATTTCGCATATATTGTTTTAATTCTTTTCTATATTCTGCAAAGTTGAGTAATAATAAAATTGTAATATATTCTTCAACATCGTACATAGGTTTTAATGTTGGTACTTCTTTAACTTCATATTCCCAAAACCAATCATTTTCTAAATCAAATATAAAGTTATTGATATGTTCATTTATTTTTGAATATATAGAATATACTGTGGGATATTTTGGATTCATAAAAAAGTTATTATGAAAATCTCTATAAAAATCTTCATATAATATATTGTGTGTGAGCTTTAAATAAATTGAAATGTATCGTGTAAATCCAAATCCATGAAAACTTCTTATCATAGCTGAAAAATTATATATATCTATATAATCTAATCTACTATATGTAGAAGTAGATATAACAAATTCGCCTGACGAGGTTACCTCTTTTGGATTATCTTTCTTTCGGCGTCGTTGTTGTGGGTGTCGTTCTATTGTTTCTATCTGCCATTTCTTTTTATAAGCTGGTTCATTGGCTGGTGAATTTGGTAAAATTTGGAAATGAAATACTATAAAGTTTTCTAGTATACCTTCATTCATTACATCAAAAAAGTTTTGTTGCCATCTATCATAATTATCTCCTGGCAATCCCATTATAAAACAAGATTCAATAGGTATATTGTGATTACCAGTTTCTTTTGCTAACTTAATTAATTCTTGATGAGGAATATTTTTTCTGTCAATGGCTTTTAATACAATATCGGATGTTGATTGTAAAGGCAGTACACAAGTGGTTAACATCTCAGCGTCTCTAGCAATTTTTAATATTTCTTTTGTATGGTCTAATTTAGTTTTAGTATGTTGTAAAAAAATTCTTGGTGGATAACCACTCCTTTCTTTAACTTGTGCCATTTTAGATGTTATGTTTATATCTCTGGGAAAAATTCCAAAGTTAGCATTAATAACATCTATGAATCCAATGCCAGCTTCTCCAGCAAACTCTATATCTTTATATACTATTTCTAAAGGAATCTTTCTAATTTTTTGTAGAGTAGAACTACCCCAATCGCAGAATGTACAACCAAATGGACAACCCCTATCACTTTCTAGCATGAGAGCCGTATTGTTTGAGCTGTGACAAAATTTTTTACTATCATGTGCAAGTTCCATAAATTCTTCAGCATAATCATGGAAATATGATTTAGTAAACTCTTTTTTTAATATTGGCATACCAGTATCGCCACCATTCTTTAAAACCAATCCAGGAATATCCTCAAAATCCATAGTACCTAATACAACTTCTTCAACTATTCTAGGAAAGGAAAACTCACCTTCATGTTTAACAACAATATCTATTTGTGGATTTTTATAGAAAAACTCCATGTCTCTGTAATAAGGTTCTGGTCCTCCTACAACGACAAGACAATTCGGGTTTTCTTTTTTTATTTCGGCTGCTAGATTATAATTAGTTTCCCTGTTCCAGGTATAAACAGAACAAGCAAAAATGTTTAGATTTTTTAAATCATATCTAGATAATTTAATATGGTTCTTCCTATAGTATATCGGTTTATACCAATTAACTTCATCACCCAAACCAGGAACATCATCGACAGACCCTTTAAGAATTCCATGTATATATGGTAGATATTCAAAAGAAGTATATGAACATGGATTACTATATAATATATCAATCATTGATTAGGGCCTCATATTCTTTTTTTAATAACTCTGATTTATTTAAATCTATTTTCTGTAATCTTTTAAGTTGTTCTAGTTTAGCTTGGTCGTTAGTGCCTTTTATTTTTTCAAATAAATGTAAAGTAAATCGGTTAGCTTTCTGAAAATCTGATGAGAGCCAATCTTTACCAGTAACGTATGTTCTACATTCAACAAATCCACATTGACAATTTTCAAATTGCAGAACATCATCGTCATGTATAGTACCATAGTCTACAGATAGTTCCTCATCCTTTTTAATATCTGTTAGTGTTTTAATACACATTTGTCCACTAACATAGCAATTAGGTTTACAAGTATGATTGATAGTAGCGGCATATTTATCCGTACCCATTTGTAATAGCATATGCTTAGGGTCAATCTGTCCACCAGTTGCAAAGTTCCATCTTGATTTCACAGCGTTATATTCTTCAACTGTAAGTACTATACCACCTGCTAATACAACTGTTTCTCCAGCATCTATATCTTCTGTAGCAAATCTACCATTGCCGGCATTAGGAATTAATGATGGTCTTACTTCTGTTTGTGGTGACATCCAAGATAAACCAATTGGATTTTTATCCAACCAATCAATCAATTCGTTTATTCTGGAAATTTTCATATAAGTGTTCATACCCTATTGTTAAAGTTTTCACTTGTTCATCATAATCTGTCCAAAGTTCTTGAACATTTCCCCAATGAGATTGGAATTCGGTTCGCAATTCATGTTCCAGCTGCATCTCTGGTTTTGGAATATATTCAAATCCAGTATAGTCTGTATACGGTCTTCCCTTACGGCACCAACTTACAATTTTAGGACGTGGTTTTAAATTAGGAAAATGTGGTATACACATTTCATTTTTATTATACTGCATAGCAACACCAGTATGTTCTATATTATTAGCAAATTTAATTGTTTCCCAATCTAAAAATTGACTAATCTTTAACTCCGGTGTATATTTAAAAAACGACCCAGCACCATTTCTATTTTTATGTCTCAAATATCGTTCTTGACATCTTAATATTTCTGTATCTATATTCCAAGATTTGGTTGCTATTTTTTTATTTCTATGTAAATCAGCTTCTCCATATCCAATCACAGGAAAACCATCAACTAGTTCCATAGCCCATGGAAGAATACAAAATTGAGGAGTCCAAGATTGTATTAATGATCCAATATCCCATGCTTCATTTTCTAAAAATTTTCTATAATCTAAATCTAGAATAAGTGGTTCTATATTATATTCTTCACACCACTCTACAGCAAATTTCATATCATGCCAATTCCAAGAATCAGTCAACCTAATAATAACTATTTTAAAAGGCACACCCGATAATCTAAATGATTCTGCTACTATTTGTGAGTCCATACCTCCACTAAAATAGATAGTGGGTATTTCTCCATTAGCTTCATCATATATAAGTTTTGCTGTTGCTATACATTCTTCACGCCAAGGTAATGGTTCTCTAGTTAATCTTCCATACCTTACAAAAAATTTATCACTATCCTTTTTACGAAATGAAAATGGAATATCATTATAACCCCATACAAATGTATTTCTATAATTCACGAAAGACATAACAATTTACTCCCCAATCGGCCTGTTCAAATTCAGACTCTTTAGTAAATCCAGCTCGAATATATAAAGGTAGTGCTATATTATTAGGGTAACCCCACACACCATTACCACCCAAATCTTTTGCTGTTTGTATTGTTTGTTCCAATAACAATTTGCCAAAACCTTTACGTCTATATTCTGACAAAACATAAAATGATCGGACACGATATAGATTGTTGGGAGTTAAATATACACTGAGAGTACCACAAAGTTTATCGTTTACATAAGCACCAAAAAAAGTTATATTTAATTCATTTTCAGATAAAGTCCACTTTGCACTTTTATTTTTGTAAACCATTTTGACATATTTTTTATGTTCTCTACCAGGATGTAATAATTCCCATAATGGTAATATATCTTCAAATTCTATTGTCCTTATTTTATAATTCACTATATAAATATTTATATTATGAATAAAAGTTATTGTAAAAGGGCTTTCGACCATATCTATTGTGACAGCAGAGGTAGATATAGGCTTTGTTGTCATGCTTTTCCATTTGAAGATAAACCTATATTTAATTCTACAGTAACAACTCCCTTTAAATATTATCTTTCACCAGAAATGGATGAAGTAAGAAAGAAAATGTTAAATGGTGAAGATATTCCCCAATGCGGATTGTGTACTTCCATGGAAAGTGGAAAAATGCTTCCTGAGCATCTCCGTTGGGTCCCAAAGCATCGAGCGACTAGTTGCATTATTGGTCCAAAAACTAACGAAAATATAATTAGTAATGTAGGAATATCCTTTAGAGAGTTTAATAAAATACAAACTGAACCTAGAGATATAGAATTAAAATTAAGAATATTTGGTACTCATTGTAATCTATCTTGTTATATGTGTCACCCACAAAATTCTTCAACAAGAAGAAAAGAATTATCATTATTAAAAAATAAGTATTTTGGCTATGACGACATACCCATAAAAAAAGAACAATACGATAAAACTATAAAAGACGTTCTTGATAATATAGACAGAGTTTCTTCAATAAAATTTACTGGAGGTGAACCATTTTTATTGCCTAGAATGTGGGATTTTTTAGATAAAATTTCCGATGAAGATGCTAGTAAAATTGAAGTTGGTTTTGATACGAATTTAACTTCTATGGACTATACAAAATTTACTTCTGATGTAATATTAAAATTTAAAAAGGTTAATCTTGCCGTGTCTTGTGACCATTATGGTGACAAATTAGCTTGGATAAGATACCCAATGGATGTTAAAAAATTTGAATCTAATTTAAAACTTTATAGAGAGTGGATAAACTTTTTACATTGCACAGCTTCTATATTAAATATAAATGATTATGACGAAATAATAAAATATTATAAAGATCATTTTGATTTAAAATTAAAATTTTGTTCAATTGCATATACCCCTTCTTTCTTAGCGCCAAGAAATTCAAATAATAAAAAAGAATTAATAGAACGTTTTAAAGATAATGAAATTATATTAGCAAAAGAACTTGAAAATGAACCTCATGAATCTGGCCTAGAAAAAATGAAACAATATATATCGGAGCTTAATAAAATTAGAAAAACAGATATCTCAAAATTATGGCCAGATTTGGACGCTTTATGAATAATGAAAAATTGTATGCTGCACTATCTAGAAATACAATAAATTTAGATATATGTGCCAAATGTACTTTGAAGTGTGGTGGTTGTGCTAGAAAACAACATGATAAACACAAAATAAAAGTGCCGGGTGATTATATGTCTATAGAATGTTTTAAAAAAATTATAGACTTTTTCGTAGGCATCTCTTTCTGTGGTCAAATATCAGATCCAATATTACACCCAAATTTACCTGAATTTTTAAAACTTACTTATGAAAAAGGAATTCGGGTCCAAGTTCACACTGCTGTTTCTCACAAACCTTTATCTTGGCATAAAAAATGTTATGAAGCAAATCCAAAGGCAAAATGGTGGTTTGGTATAGATGGTCTTCCAGAAGAAAGCCATAAGTATAGAGTTAATCAAGATGGTATAAAAGAATTTGAAAGAATGAAGTTATGTGCTGAAATGGGATTAAAAACTACATGGCAATATATAATTTTTAATTATAATGAAAATCATGTAGATGAAGCCAGACAAATGGCTACCGACATTGGTGTTTGGTTTATGGAGTTGCGATCCTCAAGATGGAATAAAGAAACTATACATTTAAAACCAAAACAAAAAGATTCTTTTGGAGAAAGAAAAGAAATAAAAAAAATAGATCCAAAGTGCATCGAAAAACTAGAGAAAAAATCAGGAAGTTTGGATAGAAAGGGGCTGGGTCAGTCAGCAACTGGATATCTTCTTCCATGTTGTTGGAAAGATCCAGCAATTCTCAGTATTCAAGAAATTCAGGATATAAAGGAGTTATTTCAAGATCATTTAAAAATAGAAAATGTAGATACTATAGAAGAAATTATATTTTCTGATGAATGGATAAATTTTTTTAAAGTATTAATATCTGATCCAGAAAATGCTCCCGCTAGTTGCAAAAGATATTGTAGAGATAGGGTGCCTGATAACCAACAACATTTAGTAACAAATAAAATAGTTAAATGAAATATCTATAATCTTTCCAATTATGAGGTTTGTTTTCGGATCGGGTGAAGTGTACCATCTTTATATCTGGATGAAATTCTCCTCCCAAATAAACATAATCATTGCCCGTTTGTTTATTATATTTTTTAGTAATATTCGTTTGCCATTCAACACCTTCATCACACCATCTAGTAACCCAAGAATCTGGAAAGGTAATAAGTTCTAATCTTTTATTTACAAAATCTTCTACAAAATATTGTTCGCCGTTTACTGGCCCTATTGTTGTTCCGTTTTTAATATACCAAGATTGCCAGTGTCTAGGATCCATCATAAAAGCTTTGTAGATATATTTACAATCTTTAGGATAGTATTTAAAGAACCCACCATTAATCTTATAGTCGCCTTTAAGAGCTCCACCCCACCAACTAGGCATAGCAAGAAACTGACCGTGTTCTATTGGATAGTCAAAGACTTCTTTATAATTATTCACCAAAAGCATATCAATGTCCATAACACAAACAGGTTCATCAATATCTAGATTCATGGCCGCCATTTTATTCCATTGATACCATATGTCCTTTTGTATAGGCTCTTTTATCCAAACAATTTCATAATCTGTTAATTTACTTTCAAGATAGGTTTCATATTCTGGACCATACTTATTACCTATTCTAACTATTATTATTTTTGTCCGCATATTCTTCAAAAGTTTCCAACCCAGGCAAATACTTTTTGCCAGTAAAGCAGCCTCCCAATTTTGGTATTTTATAACCAACATTCTTTTCTATATTTCTTCCCTTCTCTATAACTATAACATCACATCTATATATTGATAGTGAGTAGATTTCATTAAACTCTTTTGCGGCTTTTAAAATAATATCTTTCTCTTTTATATCTTCACAAAGATAAACACCTTTTGGACTTAAAAGAGGTAAAATCCATTTCATCGTTTCTATTTGTTGTGATACTTTATGTCCGCCGTCGTCTATAAAAATATCAACTTTACCTATTATCGAATCTCTAAAAGAACTATCTGTAATATCACCTATAAGTATATCTATTTGACAATCTCCATTCAAAGCTCGACATTCTTCTTCTTTATCTATTCCGTAAATTTTGCTTTTAGGACCAAAACATGATTTCCACATTTCTAAAGAACCGCCATGGTGTATACCTAATTCCATTACACGAACATTTGTATCATAAAATTTTTTAAAATGGTCGTGATAAATTTGTAATTTTTCAGCACACTTCCAAGATTTCATACCTTCATGGTTATTAAAAAAATATATAAATCTATTCATCAGGCCAATACATATCAAAACGTTTATTAATCATGTGGTATAATTTAACATCGGGATCTAATTCTTCATCTACATCTAAAACTCTAGCGTGCCAATAATAATCTAAAAGAGTAATAGGTACATTATTTTCAACAACTCTATATCCAAAAACAGTTTCATTATCGAAACCAAAGTTCTGTCTTATATCTATAGGATACATACTGTATTCATCATCTTGGAGTTCTTTCATGTACTCCATTAAATTTTCAAAGTCATCAAAATAATGTAAGTTTGCTATTGAATTTGTTGTACCACCCATGATTGCTGTATTCCATGCTTTAACATCCAAAGTTTCGTATTCTCTATAGGTTAACATAGCATGAGCATTCCAATATTTGGAAATAGGATTTCTATTATCATGTGTTTCCATTCTACCAATCATCAAATTGAAACGAGCATCCTCCTTTGAATCTGCTAGACAAACAGAATCTTCCACGTTCCATACATCAAAAAAATCTTTAGTGGTATTTGGTATTACATCAAAATCCAAATACAACACCTTCTCATACTTCTTTGCTGTTTCTACAAACAACCAAATCTTATAAAAATTAAGAATGTCATAGTGTGACATTGTTGGTTGAAGTTTATGTAACCAATCATAAAACTCTCTATACTCTTTATCATCACGAAACAGAATATAATCTGCTCCGATAGCTTTAGCATATTCTATCTGAGCAGCTTCTAATTTTTCAGCATACTTCTTTAATTGTAATCTAGTTCTTTCACTTTTATTAATAGTATCCCATGCATAAGGTTTCTGTTCATCAATCTCATTAGGAGGAATATCTATATAAAGACTATATATTAATTTCTTTTTCATTTAATTTATTTTCAAAATATTTTTTCCAATAACCAACATCTTCTATATACTTTTCATAATCTATATTCATCGGTTCAAAATTACTATGAGGTGTATCGACACTAAAAAATTTATTCAAATAAGTTTCATTTAAATCTTCATATTGTAAAATAGTATGTACTTGTTCTTCCAAAATGGTGTTTATAAAGCCTGTCAACCTTTTATAATTATCAATAAAATCTATCACCGAAACATCATTAACTATTATTTTAAAATCATCAGGAATAATAATTTCTTTACCCGTGTAGTTGAGAAATGTATTTGTTTGATTCGCATAACAAGAACTTATAAACATATCCCAAAGGTTTCTTTTAATAGTTAGTATGTGGTACCCTCTAAAAAATTCTATTAATTTTTCAATAAAATCAGGATCATCTGCTACAAATCGGTCCTTCATATTAACTATAATAGAATGATGATTTCCTATACTCTTTTCATTTCTAAGCCAAGTCCACATTTCTTTATCGGTAACACCTAGTTTAGTTACTCGTTTATTTGGCAAAAAATATTCTCCAATATATACATCTTTATAAGTATAGGTATAAAGATAATGAGATCCCGTTCTGGATTGTGAAAGTATTTGGTAAGTCATAATACATCTTCAAACCTTTTGTTGATAACATGAATCATACGAGCCTCCGAATTAAGGTCACCTATTCTCTGTTGGTCATATATATGATGCCAACTATCATCCATAATGTGAACATTTATATTTTTACTATAGGTTAAGTATGACATTATAGATTCATTGTTTATACTGAAACTTTCTCTAATATCATTCTTTCCATATTTGCCTAAAGTTCTTTTCCATACCAAATCTTTACACATGGGCACAAAGTATTCTCCAAAATAATCTAACTTATCTACATGATCTCTATTGATAGCTATTATCCCAGTATTCCATATTTCGGGCCTGAACCCATCAACACCTAATAGTTCCTTTGTAATCACATATTTTGTTATGGGGTGTCTACTGTTGGGAAGAAAATGTAATTTCTTTTCCTCAAATTCTTTAAGATAATGGAATTTTTGTGGCGCTAAACATATACCGTTAGATAAATCAAACTCCTCAAAAATATTTTCATCCGTATTTATTACAACATCAGAATCTAGATATAGTATTTCGTCGTAATCATATTTAAGTTTATCTAAACATAGTATTTTAAAATTATTAATTGTTTGGTAATGAGTTACTTCTGGATCTATATTTTTTAATTTTTGATAAAGTTCGTTAAACCACGGAGCATCATGGTTAATTATAACATAGTTAGCATCACACTTCCATGCATAGTCTTCCTGATTACGCCATATAATATCATGGCACTCTTTAATTTTATCAAAATTGCCAGCAGCATATAATTCATCATCATATTCAGGCAAATCAATATAAACTGAAAACACAACCCGTTTCATTTCTTAATTCCAAATGACATATATCTTTCATGGTCTCCTATAGAAGTAGGCCATGGTTTTGTCCAAGAAACATATTCATCAAAGTGCCAATGGTATCTATTATTAAATTCTTCTTCTGATTCCGAACAATTTATATGTTCTTGCAAACCAAAGAAATTATTACTTTGAAAAACAAATATAGTTCCAGACTCAGCTATATCTATTGTATAATTTACTGTTTCTTGTTCCATATGTTCTGTTGATGTATTTATAATTATATCATAAGATGAACTTGATACTCCATCAGAACTTGCCGGCTTTCCTATCATCCAGTTGGCCACATCCTCTTCAAAAAATTTTAAAATATCTTTATTATTAAAGGTCCGACCGACCTTTTTTGCCATATAATCTATGTCGAAAGAATCTATTTGTTTTATTTCAACTCCTAAGTCCTCTATAAGAATATGGGCTAATAAACCATACCATCCACCTAACAAAGCAATGTTATAGGAACCTTCACGTTTACCATGTTTATAAAGATACAAGTTAAGTTCTTCTGCTAACCACATCTTACTCGACCATTGTGTTTCATTACAACTATTAAGAAAATCTAATGTTCGGCCCGGATATTTTCTTATTAATGTTTGTAACATTGCTGCATTTTCAAAATCAATCATAACGTTGGTTCCATAAAAAGATAGAAGCTTCATCTACCCATTCTTCTTGTTGCCAACTAGCAACATAAGTATCTTTTAAAAGTTTATATGATATATTTTCATTATAGATAAATCTATCTATACCTTCATACAGACGCAAATGAGTATCACGGTTGGATAAGAAATATTTAAAGATAGACCTAGAATCATTCCATCTCATAAAAGAACTATTAACTCTAGAATCATTATTTAATCTAAAACGAAAAATGCTTTTATCCAAATCATCACGTTTAGCTTTCCATCTAGATGCATCTATCAGTGTTAATTCTTGAAAATCTGTAAACAAGAAATCTATATTCTTTTTTATCTCAACATCTAAATCAAAAAAAATAGACGGGCCAGTAAATTCAAAAAGGGCTAGTTTATGCCATACACCTCTCAAGTAAGGATACCTAACAGGTATGTCATAATCTTCTTCTGGTTGGTCGGTATAACACCAAAATTTTATATCTAATGTAGTATTAGATTCTACGTTATCTTTTAAACGTGTTACAAAATCTCGGTTGTACTTATCACCCCACTTAACACAATAAACATTATACATTCAATTTATCAAATTCGGCAAGCACTTTAAGTTTGGTTGGAGCTTTTCTGATTTTGGATTTTTGTTCTTTATTTTTATTCTTCTTCACTTCTTCCATTTCAAAAATAGCTAATTTTAATTTAAACAATTCTTCTTTAGCAGCTTCAGATTCATTATCCATAACAACTTCTAAAAGATTAGAATCAATTTTTTTATGTGAAGCTAAAGCAGCAACAGTATTACTTTCAATTATATTTTTAACAATTTCTCCAGCAATATCTTTCTGTTCTTGACCTTCTATTAATTTGTGAGTGGTTCTATATAAAAGGTCATTTATGTAATTAGGATAATTAAAACCAATATTCTCTTTTAAATTTTTTGTTTGTGTTTGTAATTCTTCATAATGATCTATCATTTGCCGGTATTGCTTATCTATATCCTCTTTAGATAATTCTTTATCAACATTGAAAGACTCTTTAAATTTTTGAGCTTGTTCTGTTAAATATGCTTCAAAATTTAAAGCCACCTTTTCTAAATCAGCTAAAGTTTTTTCATGCTCACTTTCTATATCTTTTTTGATCGCTGTAGCGGCCTGCCTGGATGCTTCAGCTTCATCCCAAGATGCCTTTAGTTTTTCTTCAACATCTTGAGAATTTTTCCAAGAAGCTTCAGCTTGCTCAAAAAGTTTTTTGGAGTTATCTTCACTTACCTTCACTTCATCCCAAGCACGTTTTAATTTAACTTCAGTTTTTTTAGCTTCTTCCCAAGACGTATCAGCTTTTTTCCACAGCTTCTCTAATTCTTTACGTTGTTTTTCCAATTCTTTACGTTGTTTTTCCAATAGGACGTGTTGTTCTTCAAGAGATCCGCCATATTTCTTTTCATATTCTTCTTCTCTTTCTTTAAACCAAGATTCTCTAAAAGATTTAAGCTCTTCTTCTATTTTCTCTTTTCGATTTTTTAATTCTACTTCCAGGTATTCAGACACAGCTGAATTAAGAGCATTACCATATACTTTAGATTGTTTTTTATGTCGTTGTTTGGTATTCTTTTCGATTTGGTCTAGACTAATTTCATCAAGCAAATCTTTAAAATCTGGATGGTCAAAATCAACGAAAAGAGCATGAGATTGGTGTACATCTGAATCTTGAGAATATATAATTTCTATTAAGCTTTTATCGGGCTTAATATAATAAGCATCTTCAATTTTGCCAGTAAATATGGCCATAATAATTTTCTCCTAATAATATATATTTAAAATTTAATAATTTTCAATGTATAATCGCCTATTGCAGTTTCTGTTCCTGCTGGAAATATTTGAGCTCGATAATCATCAGGCCCAACCTGTAACGTATTATAACTAGATGAATCTAATTTGGTATTAATCATCGTTGAGCCTCTTGCCACTCCTCCTGAGGCAGGATTAATTTCATATGTTATTTTATACCCATTCGTATCATTAACAGCACACCATCTAACTAGCTCAGACAATATAGTTTCCCAATCTACACTATCATAATCCTGTATATCTACAAACCCAGGAGCTAAATCTACAGCATATACTGGAATTTCTGCGCTTGCTGGAGGTGTTCCTGTCTGATCTATAGTCCACAAATAATAATCTACACTAGATGCATCAGGCTGATCTTGAGTTTCTGGGATACCAGAAGCGGTATATGCAGCTGCATCCGCTATTGTATTTCGGAATATTGGAGACGCTGATACAATTGTACTTCCTGCTATACTTGAACTTGTAGTGCTAACAAAATGTGTACCTTGTTGCTCGTCTGTTGTTGTAGCAGCTGTTAGTTTATCAATTGCTGGATATATAAAGGTATCTAACATATCTTGCTGTGACATAGCTTGTAAAGATGGATGAGAATCTTCTTCTAATCTTACTACACCACCATCTTCCAATAATACATAATCACCAGTATCCTCTAATAGAATTTTATTTAAACCATCATGGAAATAAACAGGAAATCTTAAATTATCAGTATCAGCAACACCACCAAGGGTAGCTGTATTTAAATTCATAGTTTCATAAGTTACAGTCACATCCGAAACTGGATCACAGCTGCCCGCTGGAATAAAAGAACTACTATGTGTATTCCCGGCTCCGGCTTGCACTCGGGTGTCTTCCATCCCGCCTGGTAGGAAGGTACCTCCTGAACCAACTACGGTCAAACTAACAGATGGGTTTCCAGCCCATGCCATTAAAACTTGGTAAATTAACCAATCTATTTGTGTTGAATTAAATTCTTTAACATTGTTTGCGCCTTCGATTCCACCCAAATCTGTAAGATCACGAAACAGCGGCGTTCTGATAGCCATTATAAAAAATTCCTCTATACGCTTGAACCATACAATGTAAATAACTGAGTTCCGGAAGAATCAGATATAACCAAAGCATTAGCATTATTTAATTTTGTTTTATCAACTGCATCATCCACAAACATGCCTTGATAAACCTGTGTTGCTGTTATCGTTCCAGCTGTAAAAGCGCCTAATACCGTATTTGATGGTATGTCTTGCATCATATCATATGTTACTGCATCAATTTTAATATTATTCGATCCTGCTTTGTTTTCTACGTCACCATACAAAGTAGGATCAAGTGCACCAATAAAACCACTATGAGTCACTTTTTTAACTTCATTCGTACCGCCTGTATCAGTGCATACCATTGTATCAGCTGAAGATGCTGTTGTTGACAATTCTGGATGCTCCGTAATCATTGCCTCACTAAATTGCGGCCAGGATGTTAAAGTATTTAAGTATATAATATATGCATTGCCAGCAAGTGAGGTAGTTAATGTGATACTATTATCAGCACTATTATAAGAATAATCACCAATAGGAACAAAATGTCTATTAACAATAATTAAAATATCATAAAAGTGTCTTATAGGATAATTTAAAGATATGGTATTAGTGCTACCAGTAGAAAAAAATGGTTGTCTGTGTATTAAACCATATTGGGGGCTATTACCAAGATAAGCATCACCGGCCATTATACCCCCGCTCCAAATATAGTTTTAACTGTAGTACCTACAGAATTTTTTATATCTAATCTCACAACAGATCCCAATTGATTAGACCCTACAGCATCATTTGCAATCATATCGGTGACTACTTGTGTCTCTGTTACTGTTCCTGCTGATACTGCACCTAGTACCCGATTGTCTGTTACGGTGTCTTGCATCTTGTCATATGTTACAGAATCGGGTTGAATAACAGTAGCTAAAAGTGTTCCGGCAACATCACCTGCTAATGTGGGATCAAATGCAGCTTCTATATTTGCAAAGGATATTCGTTTTAATTTTGTTTCAGAATTATCATAAATTACAAATTCATCAGCTGCTACTGGAGCTGATAATAATGGCAAACTTGTAATGTGGCTTGTAGAAAATCTGGGGCCTGTTATTTTATGCCCCAACCAAATAATCCAAGCATCACCTGAACCTGTAGCTGTAATTGTTAAAGTTGTTCCAAGAGAATCTAATGTATAGTCACTAACAGGATCTAATACCACACCTCCGGAGCCAGGTGTAACAATAATAAAAATTAAAAGTTGTTGAGGATCACCAGCTGCATAATCTAAAGCTACTGTTTGTGAACCTGTTCCAGTCGCTGTAAACTCCTGTCTTTGAAAAATACCGTATGTCGGTGATTTTCCTATATAACTTTCTGTTGACATAATTTATTCAATACTAACATATGAACCATGGAGATCAACCCATGTACCATTAGCATACCCTTGAAATGTGTGTGTTGTACTATTGTAAATTATCCAACCATTACTTGGAGTTAAAGCATCCCTTTCAGCTGTACTCATTGCTCCAGCAGCAATTGGCCCAGATAATTTCTCAACCGTAACGGTACCGTCCTCTAGAACTGAGGTTGGGTCTCTGTGAGCTGGTCCATTACCTACATATCCAGCTGGCATTAGTTAACGTCCTCTAATAGAGAGCAAATTACATCAGCTGAAGATGCTACACTAGCTGCCACTTTAAGCACATCACCAGTTTCTAATACTATTTTTTGTCCTGATACTGCTTTTAAAGTGCCGCCAACCGGAACAGGAGCTTTTTTAACCAAATATACCTCAGTTGCGCCAGAGGTTAAAGTTGCACTAACTGTAATATCATCTGTAGCATGAGTGTTTGCTATATCTAATTCTAAAAGAACAGTTGCCATTGCTGCAGGAGTTGTATATAGTGTTGTAAAAACTCCAGAGTCTATAGCTATATCCTTAGCTATTTCATTTTTAAAATCATTTGCCATATCTTTATCCTATCCTAAAGCCACCGCCAAAGCGATAGATCCTTTTCTTTCTATTTTTGAATTTATTCCTTCTACTAAATCAGTAGGCGTTCCTGAAAAAGGAGCATTTAAATCTCCAATATCACCAACATCCTCGGCTGTTAAATTATAACTATCTTTCCATTGTGCTAAAGTAGCTGAATCTGGTACGTTTCTATCTGCCATTATTCTTTATTCCACATCATTAGTCATTATGAAAATCCATTTTAGATTTTCTTTTCTGCCCATTTTAGTTCTAACTGCTTCTACTATGTCCGTAGGTGTAGTATTATAAAGATATTTATTTAAATCTCCAATATCACCTATGTCTTGAGCTGTAGCGTTATAAGTATGAGCAAACTCTTGTACCGTATTAGTTTTTGTAATATTCCTATCTGCCATCATCGGCACCTCTATCTACAAGAGTTACTAATAAATTTTTAATTTCCGTTAGTTCTGTTTTTATACTATTTATCTCTCTATCCTGTTCTTCTATTTTTTCTTTCTGTTCTTTAAAATTTTGATGCCTTCTCTTAACAGCATTATACGCTTCTAAATTATTAGATAAAACAGCGCCTGAAAATTTATCTTTAATTAAATCAGGATAACCTTTTATTTTTTGGTCCATATTATACTGCCAAAGCTAATGCTCTAAATTGTCGTATTAATGGAGGCTTAGCTGTATTCAATGTTTGCAATACAATCTTCACAGCAAAGGATGAAAAATCTTCCAATGGTAATGTTGTTGTAGCTATATCATCATTGTTACCTGCTGTAAATTCATATTCTCTAAAATCATTCATAGAACTTGATATCGGCACAGTCACATCGGGATTACCTGTATCATTAAAAGGCACCCAACCAATATCTTCAAAGTCTTCCTCAGAATTTGACCGTCTAATTTTATAATAGACTTTTAACCCAGCTTCGGATTGCACTGATGCATCAAACATAACTTTAATTGCTGTGCTTGCTTGTCTCAAACTAATTTCTTTAGTCATATATATTGCTGTATTACTATCACCTTCTGGAGCAGTAGAATCTTTAAAAATATTGGCCGTTAAAGCACCAACATCAGAACTATCAGCTATTTTATTAATTCTATTAGCAATAGCTATAACACCAGATTGACCTTTACCAACATCTATAACCGGTGACATTTCATTTCTACTTGAATTTAATTCTGCTGAAAACCTCAATGATTTCTTGCCCGCCAATTCATTAGCTTCATTAATAGGTGAAGCTATAATATGAGGCTTAGTAAAATTATAATTTTCATATAAAGGAAACTGAAACTTATCAGCATTATTAATTCTAAGATAAGAAGTCTGGGAAAATGCGCCTGAATCTGGAGATCCCAAAGTTTTACCAGAAGTTACTTGTGCATATGTATCTACGCTGGTAGCTGGATTATCTAAAATTCTAATCTTTGCATATAATGTATCATAAGGTACATTCTTTGTTATTAGTGCATTACTACCACCAGCCGACATTGTTCTTGTAGGCGGTGATGAAATCGGAATATCAAAACTATCAATTTCCATTCCGGTAATAGCTGTATGTGTTTTATTAATTTCAGTTAGTGGTACTCCATTGAGAACATAACATTGAACAATACTATTATCACCATGTGTAGCTGCTGTAGTGCCATCTTGTCCGCGAACACAACCAGTTAAGTCATTGCCTGACACACCACTATAAGATATAATCTCATCATCAATTTTAATCCAACCTGTTGTTGGGAAATTAGTAGAAGATGTTAATGTAATGGTTGTATCTGCCGCTGTCAATGTGGCACCTTCATTTAATGTAGTATCTGATATTTCTGAATGTACATCCTTAATGATAACGTTGTTTATAGTATCATACATGCCGTGACCAAACATTTTAACTTTAGCTTTATTAGGTACAGCAGTATCAAATACAATCGGGTTTTTCTTTAAGTATCTTGTAGATCCATCAGATTGTGGTACAAACCCTTCACTTCTTCCTAAAGGCTGATTAACCAGATATAAATTGCCGGTTTTACTTATATCAAATGAAGCTCTATAAAGTTGGAATTTTAAATCTTCATACTGAGAAGCTGTCCATGTAGAAGCATTCTGCGATTTAAATAATGACCCCAAATATGGCTGTTCACTAATAGCTGAAGTTCCTCCAACATCAATTTCCCCTAGTCTTGAAATCCAGACTTTATAATCCAAAGAAGCGCTAATTAATACTATACAATATTCTTGATTAGCATCTAGCTGCTGAGGCCATTCAAAGGTAAATGTTGTGGGTAAAGAAGCATCACTGGAAACATTTACTTCTGAAGCTTCAAGAGTAATTTGGCTTCCAGGCATAGCTGTATCCGTTGGATATCCATTTACTACTGTACGCAATTCACAACGAACTGGCGCTGGGGCTGCCGTTGTATCCTTTTCTCCAAAGAATACATCCACCTTAGTAGCAAAAACACCATGTGGAAATTGTGGTTCTTGAATCATAATTGTTTGAGCAAGAGGATCAAACCATCCATGGAATCTTTCACCGGTTACTGTTGCGGTATCTGTATCTGTATCTGTATCTCTATCAGACGAACTTAAATTGGGATTGTCAGTAGAATCTCTTTTTTCAAACAAAGTATCATCTCTAATAACTCTTCCCTGTCGTAAGGAATTTATCCTTTCTTGCTTAATTTGCTGTTGACCAAATGCATGATAAATTCCTTCTGCTGCAGTATCAATAGTCCCAACTATTTTACTATTAGTGTCACTATCAGTTAATCTAAAAATTCCATCTCCAATCGGGAATCTCAAACCAGTTTCATTAGGAATAGTAAACGTACACTGTAATTGCCCCAATGAATCTGTTACCAATGGCATCCCTCTAACCCCACTTGTAACTGTAGGCCACTGTAATACACCATTACTATCTGTGTATTGGGCATGATCTCGTACGGTGGTACCGTCAGCTCCCCGCTCACTAATCGTAAATGTTGTTCCTGTTTTAGCCGTATATATCATTTTTTCAGAAGTGACTAACATAGTGCCATTAATATCGGTCCACCTATATTGGTCATTTGAGCCCGGAGCTAAATCACCTGGATCAAAAGTTCTATCTGGCGAAACTGGATCTACCGCTCGGCTTATTGTTAATGCTCCCGGAGCATTAGGAAAACCTTGCGTATTACTTACCGTAACTGTTGTAGCTATTTTATCTATAGCAGATACTAAAGGACTATTAGCTACAGAAATACCAGACGGCCTTACATGATTACCTACATCTCTATTATTAAAAAATGCATAAACTTGTGTGTTAGGTTTCATACCAGTAACAGTTATTTCCACATCACGCTGACGCATCCATGGAATAATTTCCATTGTAGTTTCATCACCAGTGCTTCTATTTTGTCGGAATTCTTCTAAATCAAATTGCGTACCTGTTCTAGATTGCTCTAAAGAAACTGTACCTGAGACAGTATTTTCTACTGTAGTTGTCAATGTGGTTTCAATTTCCTCAAATCTCATCCGGCCGGGACGCCCAGATCGGTCTACGATAATTCGATCATCATTCCTGATTCCAACAATCTTTTCCTCGGAATCAGTCGTTACATCTGTTTCTATTTCCAAATCTAAATCAATCGAATCTGTTTGCCAAGAATTCCAATCTATTCGAGTAGTTTTGTTTCCCATCCAGGATAACCATTGGGCATAATCTCCTTCAACGTTTACAGTGAAAGCAGGTTCCCTATCAGTATCAATCCACAAGTCTGATTCTGGATTCAGTGTCATTGTTCCTTCCCAGAAAATCACATTAAACGGATTAAGATTTTCCAATCTAGAAGCATATGGATTACCATGGTTAGCTAATTTAGTATCATTGTAAGGCAACATAACCATATCTGTCTTTCTTACATAATGGTCATCTAACCGATCTGTATCTGTTGAGTTTTCTTCTATTAATTCTACAGCTTGAACATCATGCTCAGGTCTAAATTCACCCTTAAACTTATCTACAGATCCACCGTAATCTTCATGGAGGACATTACCCACACCATGATCTTTAAAACTATCTACAATAAATCCTGTTTTAAATCTATCAAACCCATTAGCATCCAAAACTCTAAAATTCTCTGCTTCTTTTTCTAATAAAGATAAAGTTACTGTACGCTCAATTGACCTTAAACGTTTTGAAAGACCGGTAATATCTTTCATTGTCCAACGTCTATTTGATGGAATAGTCAATCGCACATCTTTAGTGCTACGAGTATATGGCCAAATTTGAATACCGCACAACATCATGGAGTTTGGAATTATTTTATTTGAAAAAACCGGCTGTTGTGCTGAAACACCTTTTGATACAATAAGCTGTCCTTTATCGTTTATATATAATTTATCAGCACGTCCTAAATAATATTGATAATCTAATTCTATAATCGAATTTGGTTGTGGTAAATGTGTAAGAGAAGATCCAGAACTTTCAAAATCTCTATTATTATGCGAGAACGGAGATATCGTAGCTGAAGTAGGCGATCCTATCATTGGCCGAAAATCCATCTGATCAGCAACTGATTCTCCCTTATAAGACGGCAATAAATCATATTCAACTTGGTTAGCATAAGAATCTACAGAAAAATATTCACCAGAGGCATGTGTGAAATAATCAAAGACAATAGCTAGTTGTCCAGTAGGAGGTGATTCGTTTCCTTTTCTTGTAATTCTAGCGAAATCATAATATCCATCTTTATGACCGTTATCAAAGGAATATTTTTCACTAATATCTTCCGAATGAGCATTAACCGTTACAACATTAGCTGTTTCTTTTGTGGTTTGCCCTGTAATACTATCCAAAGAAGTAAATGTTCCAGTTTGATATACAAATTGTAAAGTGCCGGAAGAATCATCATTAACTACTAATGCAGTAGCTTTAGAAACTGAACCTAATATTTGCTCTCCGTCTGAAAAGGTGCCAGTATAACTTGATATTGTTAAAGAGGGTATGACAGGCGCAGTTGCAATATTAACAGATTCAAAAATACTCCAACATCTATAACCATCAGCTACACCTAAACTGATCTGCCGATCCTCTACCCGGAGACCATAAACAGAACTTGAAGCACCATTTTCTGATATTATTTTGGTGTGCATTTTCGTTAAAGTTTTAGCTGCTTCATTAACATCAGCTAACTGTATAGTAGCTGAAATTTTTATTTTAGTATTTGTTCCCCAATCACTGTTAGTCATGGTTAAGGTTTTATTTGAAGCTGTAAGAGTAAATCCTGAATCTGCTGAAACTATATCACCTTGAGCAATACCAGTTGTTGATGTGCCTAATAGCATTATAGATAAAGTATAATCTTTTTCAGCAAACGGTAAAAATGTTTCATTTGTACCTACATTTATAGTAATCTCACCGCCAGTTGTTGTTTCCGCCCAAAACTGCCGTCTAACCTTTACTTGAGTATCAATTGGATATAATGTTTTAACATTTCTATGTGGAATATTCCATATTGAAGTCGAACGAGCAGGATCTTTAATTTCTCCTCTATAGCGTATAGCTTCTGCTCCAGTTATATTTAAAGTATAAGCAGAATCAACTGTTGCTACATTAGAATCTAATCCAGTACCTATGGATGATACTCTCCGAGTTTCAATTGCTCCACCAGCAGCTGATGGCATACCAAGAATATCTCCTACTACAAGTTCTTCATCATAGAAGGAATTAGTGCCTACTACCGAATTACTAATTTCTTCCCCAAGGATATTATCACCTAAATCAGATGCTGCTAAAGTTAAACCTTCTTGTCGCAAAACTCCTAAACCATCTTCTAATCCAATCTCATCTACTGAACCAAAAGCATAATTGCCCGATAATGTAAAAGCTACATCTAAAGAAACATCAGCTGTAAAATCTTGTCCTGCTGCACTTGTAAATGTCTGAAAGATTTGTTTAACATCTTGACCAAAACTCCTATTTAAAATTATTGACGTTTGGCCCGTTATAGTATCTCCTGAGTGGCTGCTTGCAATAGATTCGCCTGTACTAAAGCGACCCACAACATTTTCTAATGTAAATCGTGTATTGTTGCTTGTACCTGAAACCACCATACCAATTGCACCAGAAGTTTGTCCAGTAATTAAGGTTCCGGTTGTTAATGAACAGTTACCTGACATAGTAACATCAGTGAACATGTTAATGTCAAATAGATATAGTTTGAACAATGAAGTGTTATTAGTAGCAGAAGAGCCTGGAGTGCCAGTAGAATATTCCATCGTCTTAGCTCTAGCATAACCAACATGCTCACCATTACTTTGGCCTCTAACAGCTGTTTGTCTATTAAACAATTGAAGTGTTTTGAAGGTTTTAATATTTGTGGCAGCTGAGGTATCAGGATGAATGTCTGGAGTTCCATAAACATTTGTTATATTAGCATATTGTCCCATATTAGCAATAACATTGCCGTCAACCATAGTTTCAGAGTCACGAGCTTTATCAAACTCTACAGTTCTTGGAGAAAGAATTTCAACCTCTCGGCCGGCTACATAAGCTTTTCCTGGACTAACTATGGCTACAAATTTATTAACATCACCTGCAGGAACATCTTCAAGTCCATACATTCCATTATTAATGCCGTCATTTAAATGCTCTTTAATATCAAATACAAAAGGCTTTACTACATAATCTCCAGATTCTTCTGAAGTTCTCCTAGCTATCATATCCTCAACTACACTATATTCTGGATATCGAACATGGTGAATAATTCTACCAGCATCCAATCTCATCAATTCTGTGAAATTGGTATCTGTTGCATCTGCCAAGCTATATTTCGCTAATACTAATTCTACTTTAAGGCGATCAGCCCCATCTGCAGCAAAATTTGATGCACCTTGTGCATTATCTAACAGTGCATTATTAGTAAGTGATGTTACTACAGACTCTTGAACATCAAATCCAACCCTACAAGTAGGCACATTAGTATACTTTTCTATTATTAATGCTTGGTCATCGGTTTGTACAAACATACCACGAACAAAGAAAACACCCGCTGTGACCGTTACAGCACACCCGGTATGTGTAGCACTAGAGCTTTCTAATATAGCTGAATAAGCATTAGCACCGTAAGATGCTCCATTAGCAGCAAAGATAGTGCCATCTGATTTGATTTGCTCGCCGTCTGTAAATACCTTTGCAGCGTTATCTGTTCCTGATGATATGTATTTTACAAAAAGAGTATCTGGATCTGTTCCATCTGCAACTGCATAATTAATAACTCTAGCTGTAACACCCGAATCAGCTCCTGTGATTATGGTATCTTTATATGTGGATAGATAAGTTGATACTTCCCACACTAGATTTGGGTCGGTACTTGAATTGTCAGCTATGTTTGAGCGTCCTACTTTAGGTTGAAGCTTAATTGCAAAATAATTTTTATCAAACCCAACATTTCCAGGAATTACAATTGAACCTTCTTGGAAGATGTGTCTACCAAATCGCTCAATTTGATTTTGTAAAATGGATTGAAGTTGTGTTAATTCTCTAGCTTGAACTGCTTTAGCAGGCTTAAAAAGTACCTTATGGAATTGATCAGCTTCATTGTAATCATCAAAATAAGGGCTTACGTTTAAATCTGTTTTTTGTGCCATTTTATATTTTTCCTAGAACTCAATTACTAATTTTATATTTTCTGTTTGGTCTGTAGCTCGAACAATAGGAGCTCTTTGTTCGCAATATAACATATCTCCAGAAAAATAATCTATTTCTGGATTACTTAATGTATCCACAACACCTGTAGCTAAACTTGCACTAGTAATTGTTTCACCAACTGTAAATGGTTTAATTTTCTTATCGTCAGAAACATTATAATCTGTTTGTATATAATGTAATTTTTTACTTGTAGCGTCAAACTTAACAACCTCAGCTTTAGCTCCGGATGTTCCTCCGGTAATAACTTCGTCCACTAAAAACGATCCAGGAGTACCGCTGAATGTCAATGTTTTTAAAGCATTTAATGTTGAATCTGTTGCTGCCGTAGATGAGCCATAATCATTAGGATTTCGGACTAAACCGACCCTTCTAAAATCCTGATCGACTACAAAATCTCCAGCACCTTCTGATCCCACAAGTGATGTGTTTGTCATAACATAATATGCATAAAGTTCTTTAATGGAATCATATCCGTGGCCGCCAGCGGGGCCAATGACCGCATTAAATACCGGATCAGTTACTCCAGTTCCCATAGCAGGCTCTGATGATAAATCTATATCAGCATATCTATAATTACTACCTTGAGCCGTTACAGTAACCTCCGTAATAACTCCAGCAGAAATTGTAACAGAACACTCGCCTCCGGAACCATCACCTTCAATTTTTACATTATGATAATCCCCGTCCGTGAATCCGGAGCCGCCAGACGTTATGAGAATACGCCGTATTTCACCATCAGCTGCACTAGACGATACTGATGTTTGTGTGCCGCCAGAAACAGTTCCTAAAGTATCATATACCGGCATAAAATCTACAGTTAAAAACTTTTGAACTTGTGTCGAGGTTAAAGTATACATATACTTCCAATAATAATCATCGCCAGTTTTTACTTCAACATTAGATGTGTGTGTTGGTTTAGTTGTTGCTGCAGCACCACCATTATTCCACATACATTTATAAACTTTAAACTCGTCGGTCATAACAACAAAAGTAGAGTCTCCTAAATTTGTAGCACCACTAGTTGTGGTGTTAGAAGGACTATAATCATGCATATATTGGTCATATACGGTTCCTGACGTCCAATCTCGTCTCGGAATTACAAATTGAATGTCAGATGAAGTTATTTTTTTAGCAGCAAGCATATCCCGATAATTACGGAATTCTTCCTCTACGTTATCTATTGGAGCTGGTGGAACTGTATCTGTTCCTCCGCCTGTTGTTGATGAAAATGGTAAAGGCCGACCCACATATAGATAATAATGTGTATTAGCCGATTCATCAAAAGACTCATAAAACTGCTCTGCATTATGAATCCTAAATTTATTGGTAATTATTGCTGACATTTTAAATCAAATCTCCGAGTTTATTTTACTATTTATACATTTTCTATTGTAATTTCTGACGGTGCCGGTATATACCAACGTCTTCCTGGATAATCTATAATATCTCCCAATTTTACGTTAGACCAATCTTGAATTCGGTATCCATGCTTCTGTGTTATTACAAACACATAATTATATACATCAGAGCCGTCTGTGTGTGTTGTTGCTGTGGTACTATTAGCACCTCTAGCACATCCAGTTAAATCGTTTCCGGATTTGCCAGTATATGTAATTTCTTCACTGTCTATTAATATGGTCCCGACAGTGGGGAATTCTGTAGCATCTGTTAGTGTTATTGTTGTATCTCCAGCGGACAAAATCGCACCTTCATTTAAAGTTGTTTTTTGCCGTGATTCATAAAAGCCGGCATTTGTGCCTGAAGTAGTTTCATTTCTGGCAGATAACAAATAGCTGTTTGCGAATTTAAATTTATCAAAATTTCCTAAATTAGGCTGTCCATATCCATCATAACCAACTGTATTTAAAGGATAACTAGGTTCTCTAATAATAGATACTCTTAGGGTTAAAGTAACATCTTTATCATTACTTAAATCAGTGTTTCTACTAACACCGCTTTCTGGTGCTGTGCTTAATGTTTCTGCTTCTGTTCCTAATCGTCGGCCATGCTTAGTTGTAAAGATAGTCTTGAAGGTTGAGAATAGTGGTGGAGTAAGAAGCTCTCTTGCAGTTCCAGCTGAAGATGTTGAAATGGTTTTAATCCTCACATCCACCGTTTGGATTGGATTAATTTCTCCAAATAAAGCAAACCCAGCAGGGTGTACTGAACTCAATAAAGAGTCTCGCCATAAACCAATAGATGTGGCTGTTTTTACTACATAAGAAAAATCTTGATAATAATAACTGTCTTGTATCTTTTTAGAATCTTCTGATATCCATCCATCTTGATTAATATATGCTCCAAATGTTGCAGCTCCGGAAACAATTGAACTAAACACAGCCTTATCATTACTGAAAATTTTGCCAGTAAAACTAGAAGCGGATTGTGTTAGTGTATCGTCAACAGAAAAATCTCCATCAATTGAAGATATCTTCATTAATTGTGTTTTTTGATTATAACTTTTAATGAGGGCTGTTCCGCCAGAAGAGCTTGTAACTGTTTGACCTACAACTGGTGGGTCTCCAGTTAAATTAATAATTAAAAGATTTTCTACTGTTGTTATTGTCGGAGCTGAATAATGCACTCCGGGCTCAGAAATAGATGTTGCTGCTATTTTTCCTATATTGCCATCTCCATAAGCTATAACAACGCCACCATTTCTAGCTTGACCAGCAACAACATCATAAGTAACAACAGCCGATCCATCATTATGTTGATATGCTGTAGTGCCTCCGGCTCCCCTAACACACCCAGTTAGAGTATTTGAAGATATTCCATAATATTCTATTTTTTCTTCGCCTATATAAATTGTTCCTGGACTTGTTGGTGTAGCTATATGAAATTCAGCTACAGACGTTAGTGTTATACTTGTAGCATCAGACTCTAAAATTCCACCTTCATTTAAAGTTGATGAGCCAGCTGGTAGATATAGTGAAGGTAAGGATTTATAGTTGTTTCCAAACTGTTTTATCCTAATATCAGTAATATCTCTGATACCAGTATCTCTTTCTTGAACTAATTTATCCCCAGATATTGTATCATATTGTACTAAATCATCTTCTAATATAAAATGGTCTTCAGCTCCCATACCATAATTTATTTCTTGGGTTAAATATAATCCATTTTCTATTAAAATTTCATCTCCAGCATTAGCTCCAGCACCATCAGTTCCGCCATCTTCTATGATAAACCTAAATTCATTTTCTAATGAACCAGTTTCTGGAGCAAAACCTCCATTAACCACACTAATTTCTGCTTTTAAAGAAGCTCCAAAAGTTCCGGTATTATCGACTAATAATTTGTCTCCAATTTCATATCCTTGGCCTGCTGTAGAAATGATAACATTATCTACCGAACCGGTGTTAAGCTCAGAAATTTCCGCTAATAGCCCATCCCCGTAGAGTGATGTTATATTTAAAGGATCTTCTTCAGTAAAATATTGCCCCGAAGCAGAAGTATCCATATCACCCACCTGTGATGCTATTTTAGCCCAAAGAGTCCGCTCTGATTTAGTGTTATCTTGTCCATATATTTTTTGTCCTGCTATAAAGGTGCCCACAACACTAGATAAAACCAAATCATAAACAATAGATGTTCCAATTTGTAATTGAGTAACAGTTTCAACGACAGCTGTAGACTTTTCTATAACAGGATAATTATTAGTATCTGGCGGTGTTTTTGTAGCATTAACTTCTGGAGAAAAATGACCACCAGATCGGATAGAAAGGTCATTAACTCGCTCTTGAGTTATTGTTTCTCCAACAAGATTATTTAAATTATATTGCTGAGTAAAAGATTGCTCATTTAAAATTTGGTTGCCTGATTCTAATATAAGGAATATATCATTGTTCTGTGAACCGCCAACCTCTATATTATTCTCTAATAATATAGCATCATTAACTTGTTGCACTCTTAATATAGGATCATTTGTCCATTTTCCTCCAGAAATTCTAAATACGTTTTCTGTTGGATAAAATATTTCTACATTTTCATCCAATAGCAATCTAAAAAATATTTCATGTCCTTTTCTAGTTCCTTTGGTTTTATAAAGGTCGGTGATATTTTTTAAAATGTTTTTCTTATTTACTCCAGGAGCTAAAGTCTTTGGAATAGTTTTTAAGAAAGCTGATTTAAATTCGTCAAAGAAAGAATCTATAGTATCATCAACATCAGCATATTTCATAAGATCAGAAATAGATTCTACTGGGTTTGATGTATAATCGAATATGTATCCAGCTGCATTGGAAGTTTGGCCAACAATTTGCTCATTTAGTAAAAATTTATTTTGGCTTGAAATAAACAATCTAGAGTTGTCATCAATATCTACAACACGAATTGTTGCTGTAGCTTTAGAAGTTTGCCCTATAATAGTTTCACCATTTACGAAATGGTTTCCAGCCCTAACTAGTGTTGGACCACCAGCCGCCCAATCATAATCTTCTAATAAAACTTCTTTAGCAGAAGGATCTCTATATAATGTTTTGCCGACTGTTTCATCTTCTAAAATCATCCTATCATAATCTTCGGTTATAATAGAATCTTTAGAGCCTAATTTATTTAATTTAAGCTCAGCTGATTCTAAAAACTCATAATATATTTTTACAAATTCCGCAAAAACATTATGATCGGACTTAATAAACTCTGGTAAATTTTCAGCTACCAGCGTTGATAATTTCTTTTTTAACTCTGACATTTATTAATATGTAGCTGTTGTAGAGTATCCTGTACCGGCATTAGCACTACCAGATGCTATGGTGTCTGATTCTCCTGTTACTTTCATGTTAGTTGTATCTATTAATAAAAGTTGATTTCTAACCGCAACTACATCATTTGAAGCTGGAGTAACCGTAATTGTAATTGTTCCGTCTGTGTTCTCAGCAGATATAATATTAAATGATGTTAATATTATTTGGCCAGTATCATAATCAATTGTGCCGGCTTCAAGGTCTACATAAGACTCAGCAGATCCAACCAATTTATATGTTCTAATGTTTCCTTTACCATCATCATCTAAAAATAAAACATCTGAACCGCCTTCTAAAACGAATCCAGTAGATGTAAGAATACTTTTATGGCCTGCATGTGGATGATGGAATGGATTGTTAAAATCCATTGTATATTTTGTGATTGTAGCTAATGTAGGTGTCAATGCTTGACTAATCTGTATTGTGGTAATATTTGATAAAATAGAATCATCAACCGTATCAATTATATTTGTAAATTTAGAATGTCTAAAAACACCTTCAAATTGTTCCAAATAATTATCACTATATTCAGCTACTTTAGCAGCTATTAATGTTTCTATATCCAATGCTGTTTTTGTTGTATTAAACTCATTGAATTTAAAAGAAATATTTGGAATAATCTTTGTAATATCCGGATTAATAAACACAGGCGTAATACTAGCAACAGTATATTTTTTTAATTGATTTGTTAAACTTTCCTTTACTACATTAGTTAAATTGGAACCAGTGTGCGGCTTAATACTAATATAAACTTTTCCATACACAGGCGGATTTGAAAATTCTCCACCCCATACAGCAATAGATTCTATATCTCCATATAATTGCGGCAATAAAGCTTTATAATCAGTAGCTGTTACTCCTCTATTCTGAGAAGCAAAATGTAACGGTGCATTATACCTAATTGAATCTAAAGTTTCAGCTGTAGCGCCACCTGCAGCGGAAGTAATTGTGGTAACTTCTATATTACTAAAACCTGAAATACCACCGCCTGCATTAAATGTAGAAGCTCCATTGGCAGCTTCTAAATTGGTAACAACATATTTAACAGATATTATATTTCCATCAGTTAAAGCTTTTCCTACAGCATCATCTCCAAAATAAATTTCCCATTTATTATCTACAGTTTCTTGAATAAAAAAGGCCCTTGTTGAAGCATCAACATCTATAAGATCATTAGCTTTAATAAAGGTTTCTTTAAATGTATCCACTGAGCTTGTTTGTACCGAAACCAATACTGTAGATATATCAACATTATTATTAGGAATTATAAATCGTTGGTCAACATCTGTTAAGTCTACGGTGAATTTTGTTTCTGTCCAAGATCCTTCATAAACAGGAATCCCAACACCATCATCTCCAAAAACATAAGCTTGTGTTTCTAGTCCTGAAGAAGTTGGTGTTATTGTTCTATCTTCGGTATTTACAAACTGATAATCTTTACCATCAATTGTTGTAGTAAATACATACCCTTCGGGCATTGTTATTGATGGTGTGTTAGCATCATGTACTTGTACTTTTAAATAGGCAGCTGGCGCTCGTACTGATCTGGGTGTATAACCAAGAGCTTTAGCATGTGACACTACAGAGTTTCTTTTAACAGCAGTATCCAAAAACATTTCATTAGCTAACATATTAGCATAAAATGCTTGATAGTGTGTATTGTAAGCAAGAACATCTAGTAAAATATTCATGCCAGAACCTTCAAAATCATAATCAGTAAAATGTGATTGACCTTTAAGGTAAATTTTTAGATTGTCTTTGATATCTTCAAAATCCAATCCAGTAATATTCATTCTGCCTTCTGTTGTTTTCCCTGCCATTTATCTTGCTCTCTTTAGTATAAGCTCTAATTCTTCAGCTATATTTGGTGCACTTTTTAAAAAAAATGATATATAAATTCGTAATGTATTTGTGTCCATTTGCTGTTCTGGTTCCGGAATTAATACCTGTATGATTCTAACTCTGGGCTCATATTTGTTTACTGTTCTTGTTATATTAGCTGCCACATCTGTTATGGTAGGTATATTGTAATTTTCAAACAAAGCTCCCCTAACATTAGGACCTAGTTCTGGATGAAAAGGTTTATCCCAAGTATTTAAAAGAACTAGATTACGAACTGCTCTTTTTATGTCTTGTACATCGGTCACCGCAGAGATATCTCCAGTAACTGGATTTTTATTAAAATATAAATTTAAATCTCTGTAGAATGTTGTGCCTTTGTCGCTATTGTTTACAGCTTCAGCATCTGTGTGTCCAGTAAATATTGATTGTGGCATAGGACTATTTATCCTTCCTCACTACCTTTTTCTTCCTTTTTGAACTATTATTGTGATGATGGTGATGGTGATGTTCTTCTACTTGCACCTTATCTTCCTTCTTCCAGAAGATTTGAACTAAACCATAAATTCCCAAAATCGACAAAACCAGTTTTACTGGTAGT